ATATAATATAGGTACATCGGACGGTTTTCCGTCGTCTATATTGCCACCTGCGCCGTGTTGACAGCACCGGGCGCAGGGGGCTTTTCTTTTTATGCCAGGTAATCCTTGGCCATTTCCAGCAATTCCGCCGCATGGTCTTGGTCAATGATTTTGACCTTGCCGGGCTTCTTCGGATCTTCGTCAATGGCCCAACACGTTTTCTTTGCCAGCATTTCCCGCTTGTTCAGTTCCTTGTCCAGCCGGTTTTTGTAATAGTCCCGGTCTTTCCCCCAGGCCACAAACTCCAGGTACTCCTCCGCAGTCATGTTTACCGTGATATTCATGGCCGTGTCTCCTTTCGGAGATCCGCCACTATGTTTTTAATGGTGGCCGCTATGTAGTCTACCTCTTGCGTGGTATTTTCTTCTCCCAATGTAATGCGGATCGCTCCGTATGCGTCCCGCCGTGATAGTCCCATGGCGGTCAATACATGGCTCGGTTCTCCGCTTCCGGACGTGCAGGCAGAACCGGCAGAAACGCAAATTCCGGCCAGATCCAGCATAAGGACCATTGTTTCACCCTCAATGTCTGCAAAGGAACAGTTGATATTCCCAGGCAAGCGGGTTTCTATGCTCCCATATATGCGGCTTCCTGGGATTTCCCCAATACGTTGCAACAGACGATTACGCAGGCCCCTGACGGTGTTTGCGCTGTCCTCTATATTCTCGCAAGCTGTACGCATAGCCGCCGCCATGCCAGCAATAGCGGGGACATTCTCCGTTCCAGGACGGCGCCCCCGTTCTTGCCCGCCGCCGTATAGGAGCGGATCCAGTTGCACCCCCTGGCGGCAATACAGGACGCCTATACCTTTCGGGCCGCCGAACTTGTGTGCAGAAAGGGAAAGCATATCGACGCCCATTTTTTGAACGTCCACGGGAATATGGCCAACGGCCTGTACCGCGTCTGTATGGAACACGGTTAGCTTGCTTCCATTTTTTCGGATTTCCTTAGATATTTCCTGAATGGGTTGCAGCGTTCCAACCTCATTATTTGCAGCCATAACCGTGACCATGTTCGTGGTGCTGCTCACACGCCGCCCAATTTCTGCGGGATCTATGATCCCATTTGTCCCTGGTGCTACCAAAACAGCGCGGCGTGTCCCGCTTCTCTCCATGGCCTCCAGCGTGTGCAGGACGGCGTGGTGTTCAAAGGCGGAGGCCACCACGTCGCCGGCGCCATACCTCGCTGCACGAATGGCCCAGTTGTCTGCCTCGCTGCCTCCAGAGGTGAAATACACCTCTGCCGGACGGCAATTTAACAATTCTGCGATCTCTTTCCGTGCGCTCTCCATTTTTGCAGACGCCAGGCGCCCCGCTGCGTGTATGCTTGACGGGTTTCCGAAATCCTCCAGCGCCTCGATCATGGCCTCTTTGGCTTCTGGCCTCATGGGTGTGGTAGCCGCGTGATCTGCGTAAACTTTCATTTTGCCGGTTCCTCCTCGGTGGCGTAATATTTCGATACGCAGCGTTTTCTCCCGCAACTCCAGCAAGTTCCTTTTTCCGGTTTTTCGTTGCAGGCTTCCGCCGGCTGCTCCATAGTGAAGTCTTTCCCCAGTCTGGCCACGCAGTCCTCGCACAACAGTTTTGGCGCGGCGGTGTCGAAAAGATCATCTTCCCAGCCCACGCCGATATAATCAAGAACACGCCCCCAGCCGTACCATTCGCCATTTTCGTCTTGGCAAATATGCTTCATCCACATTTCCCACTCTCCAGGGCTGGTATAGCGCAGGCGGTCAAATCTGTGCGGCCTACTCTCGATATGAACCCCAAACCCGCACATTGAACAGCCTGTTCTCTGCGCTTTGGTGGTCCGCAGTTGTCCCTCCGGTTCCGCTCCGTTATGCTCCGCCTTGTAGGCGTCAATTTCCTGCTCCGTCATTTCCAACGGGTCGCGGACGATTTCGCCATAGATTTCTGGCACGATTGTTTCCAGGTGGATAGGATCACCATATAACAGGCTTCCGTCCTCATTTTCTCCGGTGATCGGCTTAAACTCCTGCCAATGCTCTTGGTAATATTCCTCCATTTCCAGCGCCAGGGTCAAAATGTCCTGCCGTGTGAAAATCGCAAAGGGCGCGGATCTCTTGGTATCTTTGCTAATGTAATTGCAGCCGTTCAGCATAAGTGCCTTTTGTCTGCGGCCTCCCTCGGACGCCATAAGCCCCATATACGGAAACCGCCGGCTGCTCCTGGCGTAATCGTTGCACGGCTTTTCTTTCAGGTAATAACAGCACAGGTCTGAAACCTTGAACGGGGCCGTTTGGTAGTTCGTCCCGTATTTTTCATTTTCCGGCCCGCCGAACTTCTCCAGCCACTTTTGGCTCATTTTCATTCTGGTGTTTTTCCTATACCCGCCGTATGCGCCCGTTTCGCCTGTCATAATTGCGTGGCGCACGGTTGCGTTTTTTTCTGACGGGTGCTGCAGTAGACTGATCTTCCCGGCAATTTCTTTTGAAAGAACAGGGAAACCGTGTTCTCTGATAACCTCAATTTTTGTGTACGGGCGATCCTTTGGCCCGTTTGCGGGACGCAGGGCGCGGATCCCCAGCGCCTTGTGAACTTTTTGTATGCTGCGATCCTCCAGCATTGAAACCGATGTGCCCGGCACTTCGATCCCGATTGACCGGAGGAAAAGAAACAGCGTAATACTGTCCAGCCCGCCGACAGCTACATAGCACATTCCCGCCACGTCAGGGTGGTTGTAGAACTCCCACGCCCTGCGGGCTGCATACGCCTTTTTGAAAGCGTAATCCTGTTTCATCTTTGCAATAAAGTCTTTGACCTTTTCCGGGTTATTCTGATCCCACTTCATTCTTTCTCCTCCAATTTCGCCGCCAGGGCCTCAATGGTGGCCGCCGCTTCCTCCAGTTCCGTGGCCAGGAGGTTCCGACCAAAACGGTCCCGCTGGTGCATGGCCTCCAGGCGGAGGTCTGCTGCCTGCCGCTTATATGGGTTCGTGCTGTCGGTCTTAACCGGGCCGCTGCCGGTGTATGCCCGTTTCAGCCACCAGGTAGGGCTATTCCGTTCAGCTTGGTGGGCGCAGTTTTCAGCGTCGCAGTTCTCCGCGTCGCAGCTGTCACAAAATACCCGGTGGAAATCGTCGTCCCACGGGCCGGACAGGATAGGGAGGGCGCTCAGGAAGTCCCCCAGGGCCTCCGGGGAGGCCGTGATCCTTTCAAAGTTATTCACCGCCCGGCCTCCTCTTTGTGGAGGTCCACACCCTCCAGGGCGTTCCACACGGCCCGCTCCCATTCCTTTGCCCAGCCGGAACAGGCTTTCCGTACTGCGTTAATCACCACGGCCTCGCCGTCGGCCTCCCACAGCAGGCGATCCTTGTCGATCACGTCCGCGCCGATATGCTCCGCCGGATCCCTCTCGATCATGTCCACCAGGTACAGGGGAACGCCCCAGCAGGCACCGCCGCCGGGCGGCTGGTAAATCTGGAACCCCTGCATAATCACCGGCACCATGGTGACCTCCTCGCCGCGGTCACCGCCGCGCCAGTGGTCCATATCGTCCGCCGCCGTTTCTCTCAAAACCAGCTGCGGCTCCGTGTCCTTAATGATCGACGTGGGCATATCTCGCTCCGGGATCATGCCCATGTGTTCCACGATGGTGGCCAGCACCTTGCGCGGCAGCAGGGCGCGATTGGCCATAGCAAACCAGTGATCCGTGTAAATGGCCACGTCGTTGCCGGTGTTCAGGACGGTGTACCCGCCCGCTTTGTAGGCTCTTTTGATGGCGCGGATCAGCCCGCCCTCGTTAATCAGCATTTGAAACCCTCCTTTTATATAAGGTGCGGCATAGGCACCGGCCTTTCCTCCTTGTCGGCCCTCCACACCTCTGCGTCCCGTATTTCTGTCCAGTCACAGCCCCAAACCTCCGCCGCGTTCAGCAGGGCGGCAAAATTGGAACCGTGCGGCACCACGACGGTGCCATATTTCCGGCTTACCACTCTGGCGCAGCCTCTGGCCTGCCAGCGTTCCCGCCGTGCCCGCTCCGTCACAGACGTTTCATACTTGCGGGCGGCCTCGCGGGTTACACCCCGCCCCAGGCGTTCACCGTACATTCCCATGTTTCCATGGCCTCCTTGACTGCCTTGGAGTAGTCGGTGGAGGTGATCCCGCTGTCCCATGCGCTTCTCGCGCCACCCTCGCCCATGTTGTAGGCCATGGCGGCCTTTTCGACGTTGCCATACTTGGCCAGATACAGGCCCAGCTTGTAGCAGCCGCCTGCGATATTCCCGGAGGTGGTGGTGGGGTCCAGCCCCGTGGCCGCCTGGATCTCCGCATGGTAGGAACCGCCGGGGCCTGGGTTTAACTGCATGATCCCCACCTCACCAGAGGCGCCCACGGCGTCCATGTCGAAATTGCTTTCCGTCTGTGCCACCGCCAGGGCCAGAGGATAGGGGCAGCCGTATTCCTCGCAGTACGTCCTCATGTAGTCCTGCCATTCGTAGGGCATTGGAACCGCCAGGGAGAAATAGCCCTGCGCCAGTAGCGCCTCCTCGATCTTTTCCGCTTCCTGCGGATCCTCCATGTATTCCTCCTCCGCCGCCGCCGCGGTGAACAGCAATTCCGTGGGCAGGATTGCCGCCGGGGCCGCCGACGCTTCCGGCACGGCAGGTTCCGCCGCCGGTTCCTCGCTGTACGCCTTGGCCACCATGACCACGCAGACGGCAACGAACAGCGCCAGGGCGATAAAGGCCAGAACCTTATTGCGCCGGCGGGCTTTGCGCTCCCGCTCCGCCGCGCGGGCGGTTCTGCGCTCCTTGGCCGCCTTGACCTCCGCCGCGGCCTGTTTCAACTCACGGGCAGACACCGCCGCCCGGTAAACGGCCAGATCGTCCTCCACGGCAGAGATCCGCACCCCCTGGGTGGCCTGCTCGGTGGTGATGGCCGCCACGTCCTGCTCCAGCTTGTCCACGCGCCGCTCCATGCGGCGGGCGTATTTTTCGCCTTTCTGGCTCATTTCTTCGTTACCTCCTTTTTCCTGGTGGCCCGCCCGGTCACCTCATAGGTGATACCGAACCGGCGGCGTCCGCACTCCGAACAGGTGATTTTCTCACACCTCTGCGCGACGGGTTTTACAGTCTTACCCCTGGCCGCCAGATCAACGGCACAGGGCTTACACAACAGCTTTGTCATTCGTCCGCGCCCCTTTCGTCAATATGGGCGGCGCACATATCAGCCTCATGCAGCCGCCACACCCATGGCGTTGCGTCCATGGCCGCGGACAGATCCCGCAGGTCTGTACGGGCCGCCGTGTCATAGGCTCCCATGTGCCAGCGGATTGCCAGGGCTTCGTGATCCTCCAGCCGGATAAACCGGGCGATCTGGTACAGGCTCTTTTCTCCGTGCCCCAGGGGGAGGGGATCCCGGAACGTATAACCCAGGTAGTCCTCCCACACACCCGTTTCCGGGTTCCTGCGGCGTTTTCTTTCAATGTGGTACACGCCTGCCTTGCACACGTCATGCAGCAGCCCCAGGATCGCCACGGTTTCCTCCTCCCGCTCGGAGATGGGGGCAGGCCCCAGCGCGTCCTTGTCCGTCAGGTCGCGGATCGTGATTTCCCGCAGACGACGGTAAACGTTCAGGCTGTGAATAACCAGGCCACCGGGGAAAGCGCCGTGGTGCTTGGCTCCCGCCGGGGCCTCGAAAAAGTCCGTTTCATTCTCCAGGCGCTCCAGCAGTTCCTCCGCACCGTCGCGGTGGACGCTGGCCAGAAACAGATCCTTGAAATGTTGGGCCACGGTTTGCAGCCCGTTTCTCTCTAAAAAATCAGACATTTGCCGTTCCTCCTACTTTAGTTTTTTGAATATTTCAGCGATAACGGCAGCCGTCCAGCCGTTCCCGATAGCCTTGATCCGTTCGCCCTTTGTAGCGCCGCCCTTTTTGGTGTAGCCGTCCGGCAGGGTCTGCAGGCGTTCCAACTCCGTGACGGTGAAGCGGCGAACAATTCCATTTTTCAACACTTGGGCCTCGCAAGCGCAGTCCAGCGTGTTGGATTTTCCTTTTATGACCCTGCCGCGCCGTGTTTTGGAGGTGGGGAAAGCCAGGTTTATCCCGTCGCCGTCCTCCGCCACGATATAACCCTGGCGGGTGGCTTGCTTTATTCGCACCTCTCCGTTTTCAGAGGTCACCAACTGCCTGGCTTTCTGCGATATGGACGGATCGAAAAGCAGGCCGTTTTCAGCGATATATCCGCCGGTGTCAATATTTGGCTCCAGAATGTCACCCAGTTTTATGTGTCGGTCCTCCGGTGGCGTGACCCCCGGAATATTAGTCCAGTAGGTCCGCGGCCTGTTTTGGGCGGACACCAGGCTGCTGTTGATGTGTAGCGGCTGGACCCGCATGGTTTCCGTTATGACGGCCTCCCATTCCTTTTTCATCTTGACGTTTTCAAGCATGAACAGCAGTCCCGGATTTCTCCCGCGCAGTTCTGCAACAATCCGTGAAAACTCAAAAAATAGGGCGCTGCGTGGGTCGTCAAAGTTCAGGTGCCGCCCAGCCCTGGAAAATCCCTGGCACGGGCTTCCGCCTATCACCAGGTCGATTTTGGGGAGGTCTGCCGCCTTTATGTGCTTCACGTCACCCAGTTGGACTATATCCGGCCAGTTCT